TAGCTAGTGCTCTTTGTGGATTTTCATTCCACCACTCACCCATCTTAGCACCACGTATTCTTTGATCAGATAAGTTAGATAAAGATATAAGTGCTGATCTACGTACACCACCTACAACTACTACCTCACCTGTCTTACATACAATGTCATGGCATTCCATAGAGGAAAGCTTTCTACCTTTTGCACCTTTAAATTTAAGAATAGTAAAGTCAAATAAATCTACAAGAGGTTGAGGTCCACTAGCTCTACCACCAAAGGTTTTAAGTCTTGTACCTGCAGGTCTAACTTTATTAACATCTATCTTAGGAACTCTGCCTGTATAAAGATAAGATATTAAATCTCTAAATCCTTTTGCCCATCCTTCTTTAGAATCAACAACAGATATAACATCTTCTGTATGTTCAAACTCTACATCAGGAACAGTAGGTAACTTATCAGCATACTGTCTTTCAACAGAGAAGCCTACACCTGTACCATTCATAAGTATATATAACACTTCATCAAATGCTCTTGGACTATCAATAGGAATATAAGAACAGTTATAACCTGCAACATTCTCACGTTCTAATGCTTTACCTGATGTCATCAATGCTCTCATAGAGGGCATAACTTGTAATGAAAGAATAGCTTCTTCTAAATCTTCCCACTCTTTCTTTTTTATTACACCATCATAATTATTATCTATATGTTCTTTGAAGAAAGATATAAGTCTGCCTACAGTTTCACTCCAACTCTCTCTTCTACCTTCCTCTTCTAACCAACGTGAGTACCTAGACATATGTATAAATGATTGGTATTCAGTAGGTAAATAATTACTTCCTAATAATGATGCCATTTATTTTCTCTCTCCATATTTTAATTCTAATATTAATTCTGCGTAATGTATTACTTTTCTAATATCTTCTATACCATTTTTTGTTTTGTGACGAGTAATATATTTTACCACATTTCCTTCTAAAAAGTCAAGATTATTTTTAAGAATATAATCTACAGGTTGTATAACACAATCTTTATAATGATCACCACCTACTTGTTTGTCAGTTGCTTTAGGTGATTTTTGTTTTGAAATAATTTCTTCTTCTGCTCTTCTACGAGCCATGTATTGTTCATGGCTTTCTGTTGACCACCCTCTATCTTCTTTACTCATCTTTATCTCCTAAAATATTTTTTATTCTTCTTCGTATAAAATCTTTGTTATTAGATTTAACAACCTTGTATGCAAAACTTCTTGTAACTTGAGGACTTACTCCTGCCATACCACAAACATCTTCAAAGTTTTGACAGGTTACACCTACCTCTGATAACAACCATGCTTTAGCTCTATCTCTATCGTATGTAGTTCGTATCTTTTCATTCAATATCTTTTCTTTTGTTGCATCTAACAGAGCCTGAAGTATAACAGAAAGAAACAACTGACGTTCTGAACTCTCTGGTTCTGATAAAAATAATTGTTCAATCTCTATTATATCAAGTTCATCAGTCATTGTCAACTAACCATTTTACTTTTGTTATAGTTCCTAAAGGTCCTTTGCAAGAGAATGCTTTCGACTTATTCTTTATATCTCTTTTATTTTTATAAAATCCATCTCTATTTGTTCGTGCTATTTGATTTACATTTCCTCTCGAATAACCATTTTCAACACACCACATACCTAAACAATCAACAACCAGTCGTTTACCATTAAGATAAAATTCTGCTTTGCCTTGATAGTCGTGATGCTTTTCTCCTCTTGGTTTTACTTCACTTGTTATATGACTTTGACTTATTTTTTTTCTATACTCAGGATCTTGATAACTCTCAACAGGTCTATAAAATTTACCACCTACATATGAATTATAAAATGCAGGTTCATCTGTACCTTCTATCACAGCAGTAAGAACATCCCATTTAATTTGATAGTATGCCTCATAATAACGTAGGCTTCTTTTGTTTTTATACTCTGCTATAACTTCAAACTTAAATTTTTCTTTACCTATCTTTTCTATATCTGCATTTAAATATTTAGATGATCCTGTATATGATTCCCATTTAGTAGGTATTTTCTTTTTACCCATAAAATATTGCTTACACCCTACATATGCTTTATCTAATTCGGTATTCGTTATAATATAAACAAATCCAAACTTATCTAGGTTAGGCACAAAAGGTTCTTTAGTAAGATGCCTAACCCAATGACTCTGCACTATGTAATCTCCGTTACATTAGGTTCTCTTTTAACTTGCGTAAGATATTTCTTACCCCTTTCATACTGAAAGATACGAAGTCCTTTACCATCATTAGCATCACTCCAACACTTAGACTTATGAGAACAGAAAATGCAACGAACATCAAGCTTACGATTCCCAGACTTACCTTCAGGCAGGTCATCAAAACATTTACTAGGTGCTGTTTTATGTTTGATAATTTTTTTAAGATGTGTAATTCTTTTCTTCGCATTAATCATTTCCAATGAGTTTACTTTTGATAAACATATCTCTCCACTTTGTTTATCTATTACAAGAAAGCCACCCTCTTCTACATTATTTGCTTCAGCATACGCAGACATCTGTGCTATGTAACCGAAGGGATCATCCTCTGAAAGAGTATTGTTCTTAAACTTTTGAAAGGCTCGCCAAGATGCACTCTTACAATCAATAAGAAAATTATCAATCATACAATCTTGATGTCCTTTTATACCTGCAACAGTAACTTCCTTTTGTTGATGTGTAACCTCATGTCCTGCAACAGATGATAATAATATTAACAACTCTTCTAAAAGATAACCATATAAAAATTTAATTCTTAAACTAGAAGATAATGGTTTCTCATTTGGCTCATTAATATCATACCATAATTGTCTATCTGGTCTACCAATAACAGATAACCTTAAATTTTTATTTGCTCGTGGTGTTTCATATAGAAATGTTTTTAAATGTTGTTTAATAGATACAGCAAAAGTATCTATTAAAGTATCCACTTCTTTCTCAGGAATTGGTGGATCTTCTGATGTAAATAATTTATTAATATCTTCTACTAAAGTTTCAATTTTTTTCATACCATAAATAAAGGGGTACTATAAATAAATATAATACCCCTTGCTCCTTGTAAAATTAAGATGCAAAAGCATCTTTAGGTTGTGGTGGTATAGTGTACCCACCTTCTTCAACATCAAACTCATCTGTGCCTGATGCATCTGCATATGGTATTAAGTCGGTAACCATTACTTTCTTTAGGTCTGCAGTAACCCCTTCTTTACCAGCATATGTCCAAGGTCTAGGGTTATATAACACACGAACTTTAGAACCATTGCCTATCTTTCTTCCGTCCCAGGGCTCTTTAGAAGCATCCATTACAACTGGAGCATTAAATCTTCCACCCTTTGGATTGTTTACTTTTTGTTTAATCACAACATAATCTGTTGGATGTTTATCGTTAGCAGGTTTAAGAATTAAACCATCTTCTACTACAGTTTTCATACTTTCTTCGTCAAGATCACAAACATTAATTGACCATACAGGTTCAAAATTAGTGTTTGGTTCTGTAACAGAAGCATAGTAAGCTGTACCTGTTATCATTTTTGCCATCTCAAATCCTTTCATTGGCTATTTATTTTAATAACATTATTATGACATACTTTAAATAGAATGTCAAGAACTTTAATGAGTTTCTGCCCAAGTATTTCCAACTTTATATTCACTATCTAATGGGCATCTAATTTTCAGAGTTTTTTCTGTATCTTTAATAGCTAAATTTGTTATCATACAAAACTCTTTTACATCTTTATTTATAACTTCGAATTGATATTCATCATGTATACTCCCTACTAATTTAACATCTAATTGTTTTTGTTTAACTCTGTCCATCATATGTACAAGCCATTGTTTACAAATGATTGCACCTGCTCCTTGTAATAATGTATTCAAAGCAGAATGAACACTACGAATATGAAGTATACGTCCATCAATAGCACGAAGAGTTTTAGAACGAGCACTCTTCTCAACCCTTGATCTTAATCTTCGTAGTGATGGAAGGTTAGATAAGAATCTATTTATTAATTTTGTTCCTGCTTTCTTATCTAATCCTAGTATACTTCCTATCTTCTCAGAACCTGCACCATAAAGAAAAGCATATATAAAAGTCTTTGCTTGATCTCTATCTTTAATACCTGCAAGTTCCATGTTCTTAGTATGTATGTCACCATTTAATATTTCTTCTGTATAATTATCATCTCTTAAATAATGAGCAAGACATCTTAATTCTAATCCACTTGCATCAGTACCAACTAATTTATGTGTATCAGTATTAGAAACTGTCCATAAACTTCTACACTCTTTTCCATATTCAGAATAAACTGCAGGTATCTGTGCCATATTAGGAGAGTGATGTGCCATGCGACCTGTTACAGTTCTTAATGTCATTACCTTGCCATGCACTCTCCCATCATCTCGACAGGCATTAATCCAGGAGCTAATCATAACAGATCTTTTTTGTATAAGAAAATATCTGATAAACTTTTTAGCTAATGGAATAAGTTCTGGTTCTGTTATAGTTTTTAATACAGCTTCATTAACAACAACATGATCTTTCTCAGTTCTTACAGTAGGTTCCCAACCTCTGTCCATAAGTCTTTGTCCAATCTGTTGACGAGATGCAATATTAAAAGGTATTTCTTTGGTCTTTGTTTTTAATTCAATAATGGTAGGTTCAAATGTTTGTAACGACCATTGTTCTAGTTCATATAGTTCATCACTTAACTGTGCATTTAATACCATAGCATCTTTTAAATTTAAAGCAAAACCATTTTCTTCTTGTTGATCTAACAGTTGTCTAACTTTATGTTCTAACTGTAAAGATTCTGTAGAAAATTTTCTTTTATCTTCTTCTAATTGTTTGGCTACCATATAAGTTATTTCAGTATCTTGTTTACAGTAGTCTAACATATCAGAAGTATACTCTTCGAAAGAATCAACGTCACCTTTAGGTTGATGTAATCTCTTTCCCCAGGCTTCTAATGAATGTCCATCCTCTCTTATAGGATTAAACAGTTGTGATTCAAGAAGAGTATCTCTTACTTGAGATGCTTTGATATCTGAATTAATAAACTTATTTAGTAGTGGTGCATCAAAAGATAAACCATTGTGCATAATAAATGTATCAATTAACTTTGACCATTCAGCAAACTGTTTACATTCATCTTGTACCCATGTTTTTATTCTGCCTGTGTCATAACACTTAGCAACAATACAATGTATCTTAGTTGCTTTTGGTATTGTTATCTGACCATTTTTTATTACAGCTTCTTTTAAACCATTGGTTTCTATATCAACTATCGCTGTTGTCATTATCTTTTCTTTCTTCTGTTGCACCACACCAATTACATTCTTCATCTACACCTATCTCCATATCAGTTTCTTCAATAGGGCAGTAGTGTTTCCACATTTTTTGTTCCATATTATACACCACACATTCCTTCACATTCATCTACTAAACCATTGCCTTCAAATAAATCTATTTGATTTTTAACTTTTGAATTTGTTAAATCAACTTCATCTAAAGGTATACGTTCAGCATGTAGATAAACTTTATCATTTGTTTTTGTTCCAACTCTAATCTCTTTATCAAATTGTACCACATTATTCCATTCCTGTCTACTATTATTTTTTAAATGTAACCATTCAGTATTAGTTTTATATGGACAGAAAGTGCAAGCTGATCTTGGTGGTACTTTATTATAGTATTTACTAAACCATTCTTCACAATCTTTTCTTTGTATTTTTAAATCAACTAATGGATAAACATTAGTGATCCATTTGATTTGATTGGTACGCACACGAAACATTTCATCATACGAAATACCCATTAACATCTCAACATTAGTTCCTTCTTTTCTATGTTGACCTTTCTTTAATCCTAAAAGCTCTCTTACTTTTTGATTAACAGGATTAATTTTATAATTACTTGTGCATTGCCTTCGTAACAATCCTTTCTTTTTAGTCATAGAATTTGTAGTGAACACAGGTATTGTTAAAAATTTATATTGTCCAATACCTTTAGCACTATCTAAAGTATCTTGTTTTAAATCTCCAAAGGATACTCTATGAATTGGATAAGAAAGTTTTGTTTCTAACCACTCCAACCAATCATAAACTTCTTTAGGTTCTCCTAATGTATCTGCAAAGATAGCACCATCTACCATAGGTAGTTCACCTCGTTCAATCATTAATGCTAGTGTACTACTCTGTACCCCTGCTCCTAAAGAAAGTATTCTCATATTAAAAATCATCCTCACCTGCAGCAGGATCATCTACTTGAATCATTCTACCTGTATCTTTATTGTAATGTAGATGACAAGCTATTCCAGTTTCTCCTGTGTATCTATTTTTTAATATACGAATGGTTGTTGTATTAGCAATGTTCTCATCCTCTGCTTGTTGGTTTCTTTCTAATGCTACAACTCCATCTGATAGATGGGCAATAGATGCAGACCCACGAAGGTGTGATAAAGAAACTTCTTTTCCATCTTCATGTCCTCTATCTCCTGTAGGTCTGCGTAGGTGAGAAACGAGTAATAAACCTATCCCTGTTTCTTCCACCAATGACCTTAACTTTGTCATTAGAATATCAATAGACTTTCTTTCATCACCATTATCTTCTTGTCCTGAAACAAGAATAGATAAATGATCTAAGAATATCCATTTACAATCCAAAGACTTAGCCATATATCTAACCTTACTTAGTATCTCATCATTGCCAATAGATCCAAAGTGATCGAAGGCAAAGAATCTACCTGTGCCAATAGTTTTTTTCTCCCAATCTTTTAACTGTTCAGAAGAAAACTTTTCTCTAATCTCTTTAATATATAATCTTGCATTAGCTTCAACTGACATGATGTTAAATGCTGTGTTCTTAATGTTCTCTTCTAATGCTAGTATACCTATGTTATCCTTTGTTGATTTCATAATATGATACATTAGTTCACGCATGATAGAACTCTTACCCATACCTGCACCTGATGTGAATGTAATCAACTCACCAGTACGCATGCCATATGTTTTAGTATTTAAATTAGTCCAAGGATATAATACAGTTTCACAATAGGCTTCTTCATATAAAGATGCACCAAGTTCTCCAAGATTAGTTATACCTGCAGGAGTATATGGTTGTGCGTTCCAAAACTCATTGGTAAATTGTACTGCCCTTCCCATTTTTAAATATTCATTAGCATCTTTCAAAGCCATCTTCATAATCTTACATTTGTTAGGCTCAAATAATTGAGCAACTTTTTGTGTTGCTTCTCTTCCTTGTTCATCACTATCAAAACATAACACAACAGTTTCAAATGACTGTAAGTATTCTAATACCTCTTTACAATTCTGTACTGCACTATGCACTCCATTTTTAATTGATACTGCAGGATATTTTTTACCCATCATTTGATACACAGACATGGCATCTAATTCACCTTCTGTTACAGTAATTATTTTACCACCAGATTTAAATAAGTTTTGTCCAAAGAGTAAAGCATCTCCCATGCTACCCTCACTCCAAATCTTTTTACCTTCTACTTGTCGTATCTTACTAGCAGTATGACTACCATCAATATTATAATATTTATAAATGTGATGTGTGATTAATCCATTATTCTTTTTTACTAAACTGTCATATCTTTTAACGACATCTTCATCTATTCTTCTATCTGGTATGGAACTTACTACACCTGTCCAAGATAGTTCTCTTTTCTCTGTTATACTTACAACATTTTCTGATTGCATTTTAAAATCCTTTTCACCTTTAAAGCTAGTCTTACAAGAAAAACAAAAGGCATGTCCATCTGCATGAATATTATAACCCTTGCTTGAACCACATGATGGGCATTTAGTTCTACTTATCCATTGTGCCATTATAATTCCTTTTAAGTATTATTATAATTATTATTATAATTATTATATATATATATTAATAGATATATTACAGTACTTTTTCTGTATTGTCAAGAACTTTTTTAATTA